AGTAGCAGGTGCTTTTTCGGAGGTACTTTGTTGTGTTTCTGTAGCTAATGTATTTTCTTTCGGAGAAGATTCATTACAAGCTATTAGAATTAAGAAAATAATACAAAGACGGTGCATATAATTAAATTTTTAATTGATAGATTCTTTAATATGGTATCTAGGTTCTGGGTCTCGACTTCTTAGAATAAGTTCAGCTAAGAAGCCTGTGAGAAAAAATTGAGTACCTATGATCATGGTAGAAAGAGCAATAAAAAATTCTGGGCGGTTCGTAATTAATCGGTTATATGGATTGATAAAGAGTTTATCTATTCCTAAATAGAAAGCAAAACAGAAGCCAATAAAGAACATCAGAAACCCTAAAGCTCCAAATAAATGCATAGGACGTTTGCCGAATTTAGAAAGAAAACCAATAGTAAGCAGATCCAGAAAACCATTGATAAAACGTTCTACGCCAAATTTTGTTTTTCCATATTTCCGTGCTTGATGTTGCACTACTTTCTCTGTAATTTTTTCGTAGCCAGCAGATTTTGCTAATACGGGAATATAACGATGCATTTCTCCTCTTACATCAATATTTTTGACGACTTCCTTTCGGTAAGCCTTGAGTCCACAGTTGAAATCATGTAAGGTAAGTCCAGATACTTTTCGTGCTGCCCAGTTAAAAAGTTTGGAAGGGAGATTCTTCGTAAGTATATGATCATAGCGTTTTTTCTTCCATCCAGAAACAAGGTCATATCCTTCTTGAGTAATCATTTGATAAAGAACAGGTATTTCTTCGGGACTATCCTGTAAGTCAGCATCCATAGTAATGACTACATCCCCTTGTATTTTGGCAAATCCAGCATTGAGAGCCTGAGACTTACCATAATTCTTTAGAAAACGAATAGCCTTGATATGAGAATCCCTTGCACTAATTTCTTGTATTTTCTTCCAAGAAAGGTCTTTAGATCCATCATCTACAAAGAGTATTTCATAAGAAAAACTTCTTTGATTCATTACCTGCGTAATCCATTGATAAAGTTCAGGTAAAGATTCTTCTTCATTGAATAGGGGAATAACTACCGATATTTGCATGATTTGAGTTTTAGTTATCTTTGTCTTTGAACAATTTTTGAAAAGGAACTTCCTAATAAGGAAATGATAAACCCAAAAAGCATATTAGCTGCACGGCTCGATTAAGAAAAACGTGCCAATAGGCTTTATTTCTCGCCTTTTGTAGGGGAAATCCCCTACACCCCTAAAACATTAAATAATTTGAATTGTGAGCGTTAGAACAGAGTTTATTTCGCTGTCTTGCTCGACTGAAAAAAGATACTTTAAAAACCATATATCTTTAAGGATAGGCACGCCATTACGTTGCTTAGAAGTAGTCGTTTTATTAATACCGCTAAGAACTAGAACGTCGCCACGCTTTAAAGAATACGAGCTTTTAAGCTCCTTTTTTGAAACAATGGGCGTTAATGATGTACTTTGAGAGAGAATATCTTCAAGTATTAAATGTAAGTCAAAATCAATATGATCAGATAAAATGATAGGCTTTAAATTTATCTTTAAACCAATGTCTTTATATTCATAGCTATCGGTCTTTTGATAGTTTAAATTTGAAATATCAGTTTTTGAAACTAAATAAGGGATATTTTGAACGGAACTAAAATAAACTTCAGTGTGATTTTTTGCCGTCAATACTGGCGATGAGATAATTTTTGTAATGCCGTTTGTATCAAGAAAATTTAATATGCCAAAAAAGGCACGATCATCATTTTTAATAATATTTGAATTAGTAATGTAAGGGGAAGTAATCAGATTAATATAATAAGCTAAATCGCCGTGATTAAGTGGCTTAAGCAAGCCTTTTAAATTTGTGCCTAAATCTTTAATATCTTTTAGATTTGTTTCAGTGATAGTCAGCTTAAAAGTTACTTGCTCCAGGCTCTTATCAATTTTTGAAATAGCTTCTTTAATTTGATCAAATATATAGTCATCAGCCCTAAAGAAAACCGAATTAGAAGACGTCGAGTAAGTAGCATTTAAATCAAACTGGCCAAGAATTTTATTTACATCATCGTAAACATAATTCTTTAACTCGATACGCCTAAGATCATAATCAGGCAATTTTTGAGAGCTTACGTAATAGAAATTGTCCTTTTTATAAAGATATAAATTCTTTGCTTCAAGCATTTTTCTAAACATTGCAATCGTAATCTTAACTTCATCTTCATAGATAAAATAATATTCGCCCTGGTGTATGCTTTCATCAGTTACAATGGCTATATTGTTAGCCTTACTTGTAAGACGTGCGAAATCTAAAAGATCGGTATAAATTTCAGTAGCAAACAAACTATTTAAAAACAGAAGTGGAAGAACTAGGAACTTGATTAAACTTTTCATCGGAAACACCTTTGTTATTTTTTGAAATTAAATTTTGAAAAACTGGCTTGTCAAATACATAGTAATATTTGACAAGCTCGTGAGATTTTGGCTCATAATAAAAATATAATGGCGTATACATTGAAGATATGTAGCTAAGTAATGATAATGGATATAGATGATAATCTTCGTCAAAATGGCAAGATGAATTAACGCAAGTAATGTTATATATATAAATTTCTGGTATATCGGAACTATTTTTAATGTTATGTTTTGAAGTGTCTTTAAATATGTCTGGAAAATCTGAAATACTATTTTTTTGAGAATTTGGAAAAGAAGTTTTATCTTGATTTGATAAATTGTTTTCAGCTGGAGTGTCAGGCTTAAAAATAGACATAACAACAAAATAAAAGTATAAAACAAGAGCAATAGAAAAAAGAATAGCTAGTAAAAAATAAAATCTTACAAATGATTTCTTATTTGACGTTTGTCCAGAGTGATATAAATTAAATACTTCATCAAGATATGGAATATTAATAACTTCAAGCCTATCTTTTTTATATAATCTAAAAGAAGCAAAGACTTCATAACGAAATTTCTTTGAAAATAATCTTTTTGCGCTATCAACAGCCCTATAAAATTTCTCTGCTATACGTTTATATTCGTTATTGACTAAAGTTAAATCTTGGGTAATTAAATAAATATCCTGGTATAAATGGCGATGATAAGTAAGCCACCAAACTAAAATTTCGTCTTTTTTATCTTTAAAGAAGTTATGACACTCATCAAGAACAAATACGCAACCATATAAATTTAACTCTTTGGCTTTTTCATTAACTTCATTATCGGTTGCGCCATTTTTATAAAGAGCGTATAAATTTCTTAAGCCTAAATAGAACTCATCAAAATCGAACTTTTTAAATTTATCCGATAATTCAAACTTGAACTCATTTATATTTGTATAGCAAAATAAATAGCTAGGCTTTTCTTTAGGCTTAACAAATTTAGATAAGAATGTTTTCTTTGGCTCAAATAAAAAGATCTGATAAATCATATATACTGCGTAATATGTTTTACCACTTCCAGGGTTGCCAACTAAATAAGTAATCATTTTTAAAGCTTTGCCAAAATAAATGTAACAAGAGTTTCACGAACAAATCTAAAAACAGTAATGCCAATTTTTGTCGCATAAATTACAAAGAAAGAAAGAAAAATAGGCGAAAATATAGAAAACACATCACAAAAGGCATTCCAAGCACCAAGAGATTTTAAAATAGAAAAGGCAGTTGTAACGATCTTTTCATTGCCTACTGAAAGATTATTAACATAATCAATAATATAGTTAAATTTAGAATAGATAAAATTAATAATATAAATAACAGCAGCGGCATAAGATAAAACAAGAGCACCTAAAATTACGTTAATAACAACCATTTTAGAAAATGTAACTGCTTTAAAAACAAAATTAATAGCATTTTCCCATTTAAAAAAGCGAAAGAATAAAACAATAGTAGCTATAATTGCTTGCATATCTTACCACCCCATAAAAGTAAAAATAAATAGCTTGGCTATTAAAAATAAAAACAACAAAAAGAAAGCTACAAAGAAAAAGACATAAAGAGAAGAAGCAATCGGCGAAAGAATACTACAAAAATCAAAGACAACTTTTTTACTGAAAAAACCATATCTATATCAAAACTTAAAGGGCAAGTGTTAGGAATACCGCCTTTTTTTAAGCTCATTAAATTGCCATCTTTGATTTTTGAGATAGTATCATTTAAGCTTTTTTTAATACCATCAATAGGCTCAAAAAGATTATTAATATTTTCCTTATACGTATTTGCGAGATCAGCGGTTCTTTCTTCAAGCTCGCCATAATCTATATTGCCAGGTGTAGCGTTTTCAGAATTGCCATTGTTTCCTTGTCCGCCACCTTGTCCGCCGTTTCCTTGATTATTGCCACCGCTTGAACCACCGCCAGATGAACCGCCATTATTGCCATTGCCTGGAGTAGAATTGTTATTGTCTTTGTCTTTATCCTTGTTTGGATCTTCTTTGTCTTTATCTTTATCTTTATCTTTATCTTTGTTTGGGTCTTGTTTGTCTTTGTCTTTATCTTTGTTTGGATTTTCTTTACTTTTGTCAAATTTGAAAGTAATCAATCTTTCATCTTTGCAATGTGCCTGAACAATATTAGGTTTATTAGGATCCCAAGCATAACCAGGATTATAAGAAGAGCCAAGACCAGAGCAGTAACATCTTGCAATATCATCTATTGTTAAAGCACTAGAACAATTTATACAAGTATAATCAGAAGTAAAAAATTTATGATTATCTTCATCAGTGCAATCAACCACACAAGCATTAGTTTGAACATTCCATAATTGACCAGCTGGACAAGAATCGACACACTGCATAGTGTCAGTGTTAAATTCTTGATTTAGCTTACATCTAGCAACTTCTTTTGAATTAAAAACAATAAAATCATAATAATTAAAAATAGGGTCTTTTGGATTATCAGAAGCAACATAACGTTCATAATCGCCAATACTGCCACGCTGACCAAAGCGACCAACTCTACGCGCGCCACCTATATAAACATGACCGTAACCAACATAAAAACCTGGAGTTCTTGAGCCTAAAAAATAATAGGCATCTTGGCTAATTGTAAAAGAATATATAAAGTAATAGCCAGTTTCTGGCGATCTAAGACCGAAATAATTATTACCTTTTAAAAATTTGCCATCGATAGGCTTAAAGGAACTAGGCAAATTATAATCACGCATAGCCCAGTATATACCGCCATCGCCATTTTTAGAAAAAGCAAGAGAACATAAAAGAGATAAGAAAATGAAAGATCTAATTAGAAATTTCATCACAAAGCCTTAAAAAAATCTTTTTGTTAAAAGAGTTAAAGCGGCACAAATAGGCAAAGATAAGATTAAGAACCAAATAAAAATCGAAAAGAAGTAATCAAAAGCAGGGATACCAATAACACTAAACATTTTAAACACCTTTTTTAAATTCTTGAAAGAATTAAGAGAATAAACAAACAAAGCAAGAAACCGCATAAAGTCCCAGTGGTAGACATCAAGAAGTTATATTGCTCTATTGTTAAGTTAAGAAAGACTTTATCCATAAATTTAAACCCCAAAAACTACTGTCGCACTTCGTTTGTCGGCTTAAAGCTTTGCTTTGCACTCTGCTTTAAGCTTTAAAATTTATGTGCTAATTTTTAAAAAGACTAAAAGCAGAAGTAATGGCAGTAACACAAGCAAAAAAGACAATTACAACAGCAAAGAAAGAATTAAGAAAAAATCCTAATTTTGTAACGTCTATAAAATCAAAATACACTTTTAACCTTTTTAAAAATTAGCCCCCCAATAAAGGGGAACAAGCTATTTCAAAAGAGAAAGACCTTTTTTAACAGCAAAAATTGCAGCTAAAACAACAATAACCGCACCAGCTACACCCATAAATGGAGTAATATTAAGATCGCCAGTTACTGTGCCATCTGCACCCATTGTTATACCAGCTGCAAGAGCATTGCTTGACATTGCACCAACAGCAGCAACACCACCTAAAACCTTAGCCTTAGTAGAAGAAAGAAATTTTTTCATCTCTAACCCTTTTTGTTTAAATTTAGTAGCCTTTAACTACTTATTTAAGGAAACACGGACTTAAATAAGTAGTTAAAGGGGATAAACCCCTTTATTTATTTATTTTCAGGTTTTTTTGCAGGCTTTGTGTCGTATAGGAAGTATTCGATTGGATCAGCAATCGTAATTATTCTTT